TGTAGTAGATAAAATTGATAAGACCAAGAAAAAAATAAAATGACAGTAAGAGAACATATTAACGATGTTATTAGTATTTTAAATGAAGGTACTACCGATTTTTATCCGGGGTATAGTGATGATGGAACTGCTGATAAGTTAGCAGAAGTGAAAGGAAAAATATATAAAAAATATAACCAAATATTAAGAGATAAAGAAAAAGAGGTTATTGATTTTAATTATGATTTCGAAAGTAGGGATGGACAAAGAAAACAATCTTGGGTTCAAAAATGGATGTATGCCAATATGATTACAACTTCATTACAAGATGGAATGTACATTGAGGAAGATTTACTTAAAAGAGCCAAAGAATTATATGCTGAGGTTTTAGTTGGATTTAAGGATAGTGGTGAATCTTTTAGAAAAGAGGTCACACAAACATTTAATGAATTAAAAAAAGTCGTTATTAATGATGAAGGATATGCATATTCACCTCATTTTATGGAAGAAATAAAAAAAAATAATTTGGAAAAAGAATTTAATACTGAAAGCGAAATGGATAAAACTACTAAAGAAAAAGACGACAATTTGATTTTAGGTCAAGAAAAGGGAGAACAACAAGAACAAATGAAATTTGATGATCCTGATAGTAGACCGAGCCCAGATATTGAAGATGCCTTAGCAAGAAAAGAAACACCGTTTAAGTCTGTTGAGTTTCCTGAACCACCAGAAGAACACGGAACATACGAAGAATTACTTGCATCTGAAGAATATAAACACGCGTTAGATAAATTAGCGGAAATTACTGGTGAAAGAAATATTGGAACAGGAATGGAGCCCGGTAATAAATTTTTTCAATTAACTGTGGCGGCATTAGGTATTTTAAAAGAAATTAATCACGCAGAACTGGGGCATAAAGAAGAATTAGAACAATTGGCCGAATCTGTAATTAAAACGTATTTTAAATTACCTGAAAACGCGTTACAATTTGAATTTAACTTGACAACCGCTGCGGGAAAAGTCCAAAACAAACAAACAAAACAGGAATTAGAACAAAAAGAAGAGGAATTAACCCAAGATGTTAATGATTTAACCCCAGAAAGGGCGAAGAGAAGAATTGTAAACGCAATGACACAAGGACACTCAGTTGACGGTGGTTATTTATTTAATGTTGTTGCAGATGATTTAGTTAGGATTACTGGTGTTGATAATATCATAGAAAAGTATTCATTAGTTGTTGCTATGAATTTTTTAGGTTATTGGCATTTTCCTGATGAAATGATTGGACAAGCATCTGGTGGAGATATGGACGCTGGCGCAGGAAAATCAAGATTAGATACTTCAACAAACCCGCCAACAGTTTATGCTGAAGGACATATGTTCCCATTCTTAGTTCACGAAGGAATTAAAGGTGTAATGGAATTTCTTGGAAAAGAAAAAGACCCAGAAGATCCAGATGCAACAAAACAAGCAATGGAAGTTGAAGACCAAGTGCAACACGAAATTTGGGACATTAGATTGGGTCCCGCTATTTGGAGAAGGTTAGTTTCATTATTCGCAGAACCAATTGTGCAAGAGGAAGATAAAAAAGTTATACAATATTATATATATACGAATATTATTAACCTACCAACTAAAGAATTTCTTGTATTGATGAAAGAGGTTATTGGTAATACTGATAATGGTAAGAAATTAATTGATTCAATGTATTATGACATTTCAAGAAAATTGGATAATGAAGAAGTGACTGAGGAGGGTTCTGAATTTAGGAAGTTACTTGACGAATTATCCGCTGGTGTTGATGATGAAGAACTGGGACTATTCTTAAATGATTTAGGTATTGGAATAAATTAAAATTTGTGATGAAAACATTGATATAAAAAAAGTGGTTAGGTTTAATCACTTTTTTTGTATTTATAGATATGGAAGAAAGAAGTCCACAATTAGAACAAAAATTAGCACAACTTAAAGAACTTGCGCGTATTATTAAAGATACTCCGTATGCTTTACGAACATATTTGGAGACATATGATAATACACAAAAAAAATTCGTTCCATTTGCGTTGTTTGACGACCAAATCAAATTAATTGTAGATTTGGAAGGTCATAATGAAAACATCACGAAAAAATATAGACAGGCTGGGGTTACAACTGTTGTAGCTGGTTGGTTGTCTAAGGTATTACAACTGGCAGATGAAAAACAACCAGAAAGGGTTTTGATTTGTGCGAACAAAAGGGACACCGCGATTGAAATGGCAACCAAGATTAAAGACTTTCTTTATCAATGGCCAGATTGGATTAACGTTGGTTTCGATCCTAATAAGAATTCCGAAAGTCGATATCGTTTATTAAATGGTTGTGAAGTAAAAGCCGTTGCATCATCTAAGGATGCCCTTCGTGGTTACACCCCGACAATACTTGTATTCGATGAGGCCGCATATATTGAAGCGGGTGAAGATTTTTGGGCTGCTTCTATGGCTGCGTTATCTACTGGTGGTAAGATTATTTTGATTTCCACCCCAAATGGTTATGACCCAATTTACCACGCGATTTATGACCAAGCGACCCTTAAACTAAATGATTTTAAGATTACTGAATTAACTTGGTATCACGACCCGCGTTATACAAAAGATTTAAAATGGATTAAGGTTGACGATGCGGTTGATTATATGCTGCATAGGGACAGATATAATGATGAAGAAATTACTGTTTATGATGTTCCTAAAGAAAAGTACCCCGAAATGGTTGAAAAGGGATATAAACCTTTTTCATCGTGGTACGAAAAGATGGCTAAGAAATTCAAGTATGACAAACGTAGGATGTCACAAGAGCTTGAATGTGACTTTCTTGGTTCAGGGGATAGTGTAATTCCAATAGAAACAAGAGAAAGAATTAAGAATAAAATGATTAGAGAACCCATTGAAAAATATATGGGTGGGACAATGTGGCAATGGAAAGAGCCAATTGAAGGTCATCGTTATATTATGGGGGTTGATGTTAGTAGGGGTGATAGTGATGATTTTTCATCGATTAATATAGTTGATTTTGATGGGCAAGAACAAGTTCTTGAATATATTGGAAAAATACCACCCGATGATTTAGCCGCGGTTGCATATAAATGGGGGATTTTCTATAATGCGTTCATTGTTGTTGATATTACTGGTGGTATGGGGGTTGCAACCTCGCGTAAATTACAGGAATTAGGATATAGGGACTTGTTCTATGATGGGGTAAATGTAAAAGATATTTGGGTAAACCATAAAAAACTGAAAAAACTACAAGATAAAATCCCCGGTATTAATTTCAATAATAAAAGAACACAAATTGTTGCGGCATTTGAAGAACAACTTCGAAAGGATTTTTTAGTGCGTTCAATTCGATTACTTAATGAAATGGGTACATTTGTTTATCTAAATGGTAGACCTGACCATATGAAAGGAAAACACGATGATTCAATTATGAGTATCGCCATCGCACTATACGCGGGGGATATTTCTTTTACCCAATTAAAAAGGAATGATGCTAAAAATAAAGCGATGTTAGAATCGTGGTCGGTTTCCGAAAAATCATATGATTCAAATAAATCGTTTTATAGTCACGGATCGATTCTTGATGCTGTGGGGTCAATGGCTTCACAACCACACGAAGTATTGTTCCACGAACACAACCCCTCAGATATAGGGAAAGAAGCTTATAGGGAATATGGATGGTTATTTGGGAAACCACCAGAAGAATCTAAAAACCATTGATTTTTAAAACAAAAAAGTTTAGATTCTATTAATTAATTTGTATTTATAGATATGGCAGAAAATGACAACTTAACAATGTTTCAAAAATTGACGAGAACCTTCGGGTTTCTTGGTCAATCTGCGGAGCAACCGCCTTCATTTAATTTTTCCAAAGACGAGATATTAAAAACGGATAGTAGGGAAGATTATGAAAAAGCCAAATTACAGGCTCAACAAACACAATTTATTGCAGATAGATGGTCTAAAATCGACCAATCATTATATAATCAATCAGTATATTACGAACCAAATAGATTATCGGCATATTATGATTTTGAAAGTATGGAATTTACCCCAGAAATTTCTGCGGCATTAGACATATACGCAGAGGAATCAACAACAATGTCGGAAAAGGGTGAAATCTTAACGATAAATTCAGAATCAAAAAGAATTAAAAAAGTACTAACTGATTTATTCAAAAACGTATTGGATGTTGATACAAACTTACAAATGTGGTGTAGAGGTATGTGTAAGTATGGTGATGATTTTGTATACTTAAAAATCCATCCAGAAAAGGGGATTGTTGGATGTCAACAATTACCTAACATCGAAATTGAAAGAATTGAGGGTGCAACCTCAAATACTGTTAGTTTAAATATTGTTAACACAAACGAAAAACCAAGTCGTGAATTACGATTTGCTTGGAAGAACAAAGATATGGAATTCCAAGCGTGGGAAATAGGTCACTTTAGAATATTAGGTGATGACCGTAAATTACCATATGGTACATCTATGTTAGATAAGATTAGAAGAATTTGGAAACAACTTCTATTATCTGAAGATGCTATGTTAATTTATAGGATATCAAGAGCACCTGAAAGAAGGGTCTTTAAAGTATTCGTTGGTAATATGGACGACAAGGACATTGAACCATATGTACAGCGTGTTGCTAACAAATTCAAAAGGGATCAAGTTGTTGACCAAAGAAATGGTAACGTTGATATGAGGTACAATCAATTGGCGGTTGACCAAGATTATTTTATCCCTATTCGTGACATAACACAAAACAGTCCGATTGAAACACTACCCGGAGCTCAAAACTTAGGCGAAATCGCTGACATTGAATATATCCAAAAGAAATTAATGGCGGCTCTTCGTATTCCAAAGGCATTCTTAGGTTTCGAAGAAGTTGTTGGTAACGGAAAAGAACTTGCGTTAATGGATATTCGTTTCGCAAGAACAATCAACAGGATCCAAAAATCGTTAATACACGAATTAAATAAGATAGCGTTAGTTCATTTATATCTATTAGGATTAGAAGATGAAATGCATAATTTCTCATTAGCATTAACAAACCCATCAGCACAATCTGATTTACTTAGAATTGAACAATGGAAAGAAAAAATTATGTTGTATAAAGATGCAACATCTGACCAATCACAAATTGGTATTCTTCCTGTATCACATACATTCGCTAAGAAAAATATGTTGGGTATGAGTAATAATGAAATTATACTTGATTTACAGCAACAAAGACTTGAAAGAGCAATTGGTGCTGAATTAACACAAACACCAACTATTATTAGAAGAACTGGTGTATTCGATGAAGTTGATAAAAAATATGGTATTTCCGAAAAAGAAAGAGAAGAAATTGAAGCCAATATGCCACAAATGGGTGGTGAAATGGGTGGAGAACTTGGCGGAATGGGTGGAATGGGTGGTGGAGCACCACTTGGTGCAGATATGGGATTCCCAACAGAAGGTCCAATGGGTGGTGGTGATACCGCTGAATCCGAACTTCCACCATTAAGTGAATCAACGAACACAAATAAAGATAAAATATTGTCGATGTTGGGGGAAAACACAAAAGAAAACGCAAAATTAGATGACTTATTTGATATGGATAAGGCACAACGAAATATTTATGAAATAGATGATGTGTTAACCAACATAATAAATGAAGAAACAGACATTGAAAAAAATGAAAAAAAAGAATCAAATGAATCAAATGGGGATACTGAAGAATAAAGTATTGTCTTGCTTAACTGAAGCATATGCCTCTGGTGATAAAAAACAAATCAAAAAAATCATTACATTATTACAAGAAAACAAAGACTATCGTGATTTATATTTGTTTTACGATGACATCGAAACAAAATATTTTATAAATGAGTCTGACGCGAAACGATATTTAGACGAACTCCAACCATTATTGGTTGAAAAATATAATAATTCATTGGAGTTTCTTCCTAAACTAAGTGGAGCTCTTGGTGATGTTGAAATTGAGACAAATCCATTATATGAACATTTGGATGTTTTACTATCTGAAAAAACAATACATAATGTTGATGAAAAAATCAAATCAAGGGACGCTTTAGTTGAACATTTAACTAAGGAAAAGGATACCGATATTAATGATGACACAAAAGTAATCACAAACGAGTCATTATTATTAACCACCTTAACAAATAATTTTAATGTATTATATGAAAATACATTGAATGAAGAAGAAAAAGAAAAACTAAAAACTATAATGTCATTATCTGATGATGAAATTAAAGATAAAGTAAATAATTTACGTGAAGCGATTTTAGTTAAGGTTTCCGAACTATTATCAGAAAATACCGACCCAGATTTAACCACTAAATTAGAAAGTGTTAAAGATGAAGTCGACACCATATCATCAACAAGACATAGTTTGTTGAAATTAGAAACGTTAAAAAATGGTCTTGATTAAGACCATTTTTTTTGCCCATACGAATTATTTTTGTTATTTCCAAATATTTTCTCTATATTTTATATGTT